CTATATAGTATAATCATAAAATGGGTGGTGGTTTAATGCAATTAGTAGCCTATGGTGCTCAAGATATTTATCTTACTGGTAATCCTCAAATTACCTTTTTTAAAGTTGTCTATAGAAGACACACTAATTTCGCAATGGAAGCCATTGAACAAGTATTTAATGGTGTAGCGCAATTTGGAAATAAAGTAGTATGCACTATTGCTCGAAATGGCGATCTTGTAGGTAGAATGTACTTAGAAATTGATGTTAATGGAAAAAGAGTTGATCATGCTCAAAGAAATGGACATAAAATGATTAAATTTGCTGAAATAGAAATTGGAGGACAAAAAATTGATAAACATTATGGTGAATGGTTAGATATTTGGAATCAACTTTCTTCACCTAGTGAAAATTTACATAAATTATATCAAATGCTTGATGGTGATTTAGTTACAGCTGATTCTGTAGACAGTACTAAATATTATATACCATTACAATTTTGGTTTAATAGAAATCCTGGTCTTGCTCTTCCATTAATAGCTTTACAATATCATGAAGTTAAAGTTATTATAGAATTTGAAGCTCTCAAAAATATTCGTATGTCTGACGGTAAAAAAACTAAATGTGGATTAGAAAATTCCACAGCAGGCCAAGAACTTGATGTAAGTAATGTTAATATTCAAAATGCTTGCTTATATTGTGACTATATTTTCTTAGATACTGATGAAAGACGTAGATTCGCCCAAGTTTCACACGAATATCTTATTGAACAAGTACAAACTACCGGAACACAAAGTTACTCTCAAACGACATCAAAAGTTAATATTAATCTTAATTTAAATCATCCCGTTAAAGAACTTGTTTGGGTAGTACAAAATCAAGCTCAAAAATACACCTATAACTATACCCAAAGTTCCGATAAAAAAGGTGGAGATGCAAGTGTTAACCCACAGCAATCTACTATAGAGTTTGTAAGAACTGCTAAAATTCAACTTAATGGCCATGATCGCTTTAGAGAAAGACAAGGATCTTATTTCAGATGTGTACAACCTTATCAACATCATTCTGGTTCTGTTCCCCAAGGAAGAACTCTTGGTAGCGCTGATGATGTTTCTGCTGATGGAGATGCGAATGACGAATTCGGATATATCTATACATATTCATTCGCCCTTAAACCCGAAGAACATCAACCTTCAGGTACATGTAATTTTTCAAGAATAGATAATGCTGTTTTAAATATGACACTCCAAACATCTGTTAGTGGTCAACCATGGACCGGTAATTTAAAAACAGCTAATGAAGCTACTACTGCTAATACTGATAAGGATGTTCGAATTTATGCTGTCAACTATAATGTTTTAAGAATTATGAGTGGTATGGGTGGACTCGCATATTCCAATTAAGAATATTTATTTTTAAAGAAATAAATATATTCTTTGGTTTTTTTTTTAAATTTTATGTATAAAAATTAAAAAAAAAATCTCACTATATAGTATAATCATAAAATGGGTGGTGGTTTAATGCAATTAGTAGCCTATGGTGCTCAAGATATTTATCTTACTGGTAATCCTCAAATTACCTTTTTTAAAGTTGTCTATAGAAGACACACTAACTTCGCATGCGAAGCAATCGAACAAACTTTTACCGGCTCTGTTGATTTTGGTAGAAAAATTTCAGCAACAATTGAAAGAAATGGTGATTTAGTAGGAAAAATGTATTTAGAAGTTAATGTTGATGTAGGTCAAGATGGCGCACAAAATACCAAAATTCAAGCAGCTAACGGAGAAAGTGGTAAAAATCAAGGCGATAGATTTGCTAGACGTCTTGGACATGCTCTCGTACGCGAAGTACAAGTAGAAATTGGTGGACAATGTATTGATACTCATTACGGCGAATGGCTTGAATTATGGTCTCAATTAACACTTACATCTGAAACTCTTGGTGGATTAAGATCCTTAGTTGATGGTAATTTAAGAAATACATCACCAGAACTTGTACAGCCAAATGGAGATCGTAAAGATAAAACTGGCAATAAACGTAAATTATATATTCCTTTACAATTTTGGTTCAATAGAAATCCAGGTCTTGCTCTACCTCTCATAGCTCTTCAATATCATGAAGTTAAAATCAATGTATTCCTTGAAGATAGACATAATGTAGGTTTTGCTACTGGCGGTAGCACTGATGGTAGTTTAGATGATATTTGCTTATATTGTGATTTTATGTTTTTAGATACTGATGAAAGACGTAGATTTGCTCAAGTCTCTCATGAATACCTTATTGAACAATTACAATACAACAATATATACGCTGTTCCCGCTTCAGAAGCTTGTGCCAATGTTGAATTAAGATTTAATCATCCATGCAAAGAAATTGTATGGACTGCTCAACCTCAAATTATGGGAGTTACAACTGGTGATAGCTCTCATCCTAGATTACATCCATTCGACTATTCTAGACAATCTACTGAAAATACTGATAAAACTACTTCTATGATTAATAATGGCCTTGATTCAGTAATAAAAGCTAAATTACAACTTAATGGACACGATCGTTTCAGAGAAAGAGAAGGTTCTTATTTTAGAACCGTACAGCCTTATCAGCATCATACTGGTGGATACCTTCAACAAGAAGATAATGGCTTCTTTTATGTTTACTCTTTCGCACTTAAACCTGAAGAACATCAACCATCTGGTACATGTAACTTCTCTAGAATTGATAATGCTGTTCTCCAATTAGGATTAGGTATAGTTGATCATAATAACAAAGTAGATAGATTTGTCAAAGTATGGGCTACAAATTACAACGTACTTAGAATTATGAGTGGTATGGGTGGTCTTGCTTATTCCAACTAATTTTTAATTAAATTTACTTTATGTATTAATATAAAGATAAATATCTATTATTATATTAATATTTTAATGGGTGGAGGTATAATACAACTTGTTGCCTATGGTGCTCAGGACATATATTTAACTGGTAATCCTCAAATTACATTTTTTAAAGGAGTATATAAAAGACATACTAATTTTGCTATAGAAAAATATAATCAATTTGGTATTGGTACTATCAATTGGGGTAATAAATTAACTTATAATATAGATCGAAAAGGTGATCTTTTAGGTAGATGTAATATTGATTTTTATCTTGAATTTAAAAAAAGTGATGGTAGTTCACTTACTTTTGACGAAGTTCGTTCACAACTTCTTACTAAAAAATCCAATAATAATTTAGCTAAATCAATCGGTTATTCATTTATAGATTATATAGATATTGAGATAGGGGGATGTACTATAGATACACACTCCGGTCATTGGATGGCTATTAAATCAGAATTAACTCATAATATTAATGACAGATTTAATAATCTATTTATGACTGGTGGATTCTATAGAGCTCCTCATATCACTGATAATGCGATATATATTTCCATACCTTTACAATTTTGGTTTAATAATAATCCTGGATTATACTTACCTCTGGTAGCTTTACAGTATCATGAAGTTAAAATCAATGTCAAATTAAATAATATTGATCATATCATCTTTAATAATGTAAATGGACTCTCACCTAAACCTACTAATATTGATATCATTGAACTTACTTTATCGACTGAATACGTTTACTTAGATACTGATGAAAGAAAAAAATTTGCTCAAGTATCTCACGAATATTTAATCGAGCAAATTCAAGAATTACCTAATGAATTCTGTAATATTTCAAATACTGTTGTACTTATTAATCTTGGATTTAATCATCCTGTCAAAGAAATTATATGGACACTTCATCGTCACAAAAATACAAGTATTCTTGGTCCATTATGGAGTGGCGAATCTGATCGCATCAAAAATGCTCAAATTCAATTAAATGGTGTTGATCGATTCCCTCTTACTCCTGGTATTTATTTTCAAACAAATCAAAAATATAATCATCATTCTGGTATTAATTTACATAAATGGTTATTGGAATTATCTGGAATATTTGGTGATACAATTATTACTTATAATCACGATGATGAAGCTAAATTCCCTATTGCTGATTTATCACCTTTTATATATTCTTTCTCTATGGAACCAGAAAAATATCAACCATCTGGATCTTGTAATTTCTCTCGTTTAGATAATGCCATATTAACTTTTACTATCAATCACAAAATTCCTGAAGTATTCCAGGATGGTATCTTAATTAAAATTTATGGTACTAATTATAATGTATTAAGAATTATGAGTGGAATGGGAGGACTCGCATATTCTAATTAATTACTCTTTATCTATTTTTTTTTATATTTCATAATTACTAAATCAAGAACAGATAATTATAAAAAAAATAATATATAAAAAAGAATTATCTATTTTATATATTAATAATGGGAGCTGGAACTATAATGCAACTTGTCAGCTACGGATCACAAGATATATATATTACTGGAAACCCTCAAATTACAAACTTTAAATTTGTATACAATAGACATACTAATTTTATTATTCAGAATATAGAAGAATTATTTTTAAATGATATCAAACTTATTCCCGGAAATTCTAACAGTACAATTAATTCTAATACCTATAAAATTACATCCATAATTCCTAAAAAACCTGATTTATTATATAAAGTATATCTTAATTTAGAAATTGAACATCCTAAAAGCAACTCAATTAATACTGTACCATTAGTTCAAAGACCTGGTCACGCAATTATACATTGTATTGAGTTAGAAATTGGAGGTCAAATAGTTGATAAATTATATGGACAATGGCTTGATATTTGGACCCAATTATCATATACTAGTGAATTATATCAAAAATATAATTATATGATTAATTCTAGTTTATCTTCTAAAAATTATTACAAATATTTTATTAATTTACCATTTTGGTTTACTAAAAATCCTGGATTATCACTTCCAATTATAGCACTAAATAAACATGATATTAAAATACATATTACTTTTAATGTAGATACATCATTCATAAAATATCCTGTTAATGAATTAGATCGAACGCAAAAAGCTATAAATATTAAAGCTTCTCTGTTATGTGATTATATATTTTTAGACAAAGAAGAACAAAGAATATTTTCTCAATTATGTCACGAATATCTTATTGAAAATGTTCAAAGAAGTGATTTATTTGTTGCTTCTAAAACAGAAACTTCCGTTAATTTACGTTTAAAATTTAATCATCCTGTTAAAGAAATTATATGGATATGCCAAGACAGTAAATATACATCTCCTGGTACAATTGATTATTCTCCTTTCGCATTTAATAGATATTCTAATACCAATTCAAATATATTAAATGGAGACTTGGTTAAAAGTGCGAAACTTCTATTTAATAATAATTATAGATTTAAATCAAGAGAATCATCATATTTTAGAATCGTTCAACCATATCAACATCATTCTGGTGGCTTTGACAATCAATTGAATAGTTTTAAAGAAAAAGGTTTTATATATTGCTACTCATTTGCTATTAATCCTGAAGAAAATCAACCATCTGGAACATGTAATTTTTCTAGAATTGATGACCCTATTCTGATTCTTAATCTTAATAATTCTATAGGAGATAAAAAATATATCAGAGTATATGCAATTAATTATAATGTTTTTAAGGTCTTTGATGGTATGGGTGGATTAGTATTTTCATAAACTTCTATTTTTTTTATCGATTAATACATCTATATTATGAAAAGAAAATTACTATTTATTTTCTATTTAATATGATATTCTCTAAAATTCATGAGCTTTTCTCTTATTTCTGTTTCATAACGTTTATCTAATTGTTTATCTCCTTTATCGTATATTTTCATGAAATTTTCAAATTTTCTTTTACCTTTCTCATCTAATGTTTTTGCTTCTTTTTGTATTTCAAAATTACTATCTAACATATTGTAACTTTTTTCAACCATATCATTTATTACTTCTTTCTTTTCCCTTTTTACCCACATTTCTTTTTCAGCATTGTATACTAATGCTTTCGATGTCTTGTCATCAGGTATTTTAGCATTCCAATTCTGAGGCTTTTTAGGATTAAAATGGATATCTTCTACTAATGTTGTTATAGCTGAAAATGGTATATTAAATAATTCTCTAAAATATCTATCTGTCAGATAACTTAAATCTTCCTTCCCAAAACCATTTATATTAATATTTATTTGCTTATTATCAGTAATACTATTATCCGTATTTACACTGTTATCTATATTTGTTGTACTATTTCCAGCCTTTTTCATTAGTATTTCTATCTGTTTTTTCATAAAATCTATTTGTTCTTTTAAAATTTGTTCTTTTTTTGCTATTTCTAATTTCATTTCTTCGTCTTTTTGAGCTAATTTTACTTTCAGTTCTGCTAATTCATCTTGTTTTTTAAACTTTTCTTTACAATATTTGGATTCATGTAGATATTTGGATTGTTTATGACTGAATATCTTATAACAATATCTACACTCAAATATATTATTGTTTTTATTGACCTTATTATTGACCTTATTATTGACTTCTGTATTGACTTTACAAAATCCTTTTTCTAATTGTAACTTTAAGGTGTCAATATCTATATCTTCCAATTTAGCATCACATTGATTCTTCCTTTCAAAATGTGTTATTAAATTACATTTTATATTAGTACTGTATCCACATCTTTTACAATTATATTTCATATTTAGATTAAATTTAGATATTATTTCTTTAAATAATTAAAAATTCATAAATTCATAATAAATTTATGATTAATATACATTTTAAAAACCCCAGAGAGAGAAATTTAATTTTGAAAAATTTGAAAACGAAAACGTAAATGAAGGTGAACTTTTTTTCCATTTTTTTAACCTCCAAAACTCAGTCTTAACTATTTTTTTTCACTCCATAAAATTATTTTTATAGATGTTTTGTTATATTTTTTTTTATATATACCATGGTGTATATATAATTATACTTAAATTTGATTATATATTTAAAAGTTTAAATATATAATATTTTATAATTAAATGTTTAATGACCTTCAAAATTATATCCTCATAAATTTAAATATTTGGTTAAGTGTATTCTGGTACTTAAAACCATCTCAAAAAAATAAAATTACTAATGAATTTAGAAACCTTTATATAGAAAATAATGATATGATATTCAAATTAAATAAAAATTTAACAAATAAAGATTTCTATGAAAATAGTATTGCTATTTCAAAATATACTATTTCCATATATCCTACACATAAACATAAAGAATTAAATGAAATTATTTATGGTCTAAATAATTTTAAAAAAACAAAAATAAAAAATTTAGGATATATGGGCTGGAAATTAATTATGTGTACTAATATACCTATAAATCAAAGACTCATGCCTACTCAATTAAAAGAAAAATTAAATGATCCTGATGTTGATAATAAACTTAGATTTGCTAACCATTTATTTAATGATTTTTGTATTATTCCTATAACAAATGATATAAAAAAATTAATTAAAAATAATTACAATCAATCCGATTTGTCTAAAATTTTAACTTTAAATAAAATTGACGAATTATTTCCCAGACAAAATTATTATATCATAAAAGAAATTTCAGATAGAATGATTGATCAAGATTTAATTTCTTCATATAAATTAAATCGGAAAAAGTATTTTGAACCTGGAGTTAATTATCATAAACAATATGAACCTGGTATTTATATATCTCCTATATGTAGAACTTCTAAACCTCATTTATTTTGTATAAAAATTATTGAAAATTATTTATTAGATAATAATTTAAGTGATAATATATATATTAAAGATGAATTTCAAATTCATACAAATATTTATAATGAAAATAAAAAAAATAAACCACCTAGGATTGATATAGCCCTCATGGATAAAGTTACAAAAAAAGTCAAAGCTGCGATCGAAGCTGATGGACACCAACACAATGAATATGTACCACATTTTCATAGAAATGGTATTTCGGATTTTATAAAACAACAAGAAAGAGATAGGAAAAAAGATCAATGGATTAAAGAAAATACTAATTTTAATTGTATTAGAATAAAAGATCTTTATTTTAAAAATAATACTAGAATTGAACCTAATGGATTAGAAAAAGAAAAATATCTCATTAAAAAATTAGACGAATTTAAAGAACATTATTTTCAAAATAATTGATTTAACTTTCTGGTTCTAAAGAAGGATTATTATAAAATATAAGTAAGCCAATTATATAAATAATTACTGAATAATGAACAGGAACTTTATCCAAAAAAATATAAGAAATTAAAAACCCAATTATCATTGCTATTGTATCACCTATACTATTTGTTAAAGTATTCTCTTCATCTATTGAACTATATGTTAAAATAAAGTCTTTTATCTCATATATAGTATGAATTATTAATGTATATATAAATGAATAATTATAATTACGAAAAACCGCTTCTAATGCTATACCACTTAACATATGAATAAACGACCAAGGTGTAAATAAAATAGGCCTACTTTTATTATCTTTTTGATTATAAAATTTATAATTAATATTTTTTTTTTTTATAAAAAAAAAATGTTTGAAAATTAATAATAATAATAAAAGACTAATATTATTAATCATTATTTTATCTATTATATATATCTTTAAAAATATAAATTATTAAATATAAATTTATTATTTATATTTAATTGTTCTATACGATTCTTTACATTAAATTTATTCCTTTATTTTTTTATTATTATTTAAAATAAAAATTGATATAAAATTATTATAAATATTTAATATTAAATGTTAAGATTAAATACTATTTTAAATAAAAAATATATTAATCCAATATCTAGATATTATTCAAAATATCAAAATTTAACGGGAGGGCAAGTTATTTATCAGGAACTTAAAAAATTGAATGTTGATACAATTTTTGGTTTTAGTGGCGGTGCAATAATGCCAGTAATGGATACATTATACAAAAGTGATATTGATTTAATTATTAATACACATGAACAGAGTACTGGACATTCAGCTACTGGATATGCTAAATCATCAAATAAACCCGGAATAATGTTTGTAACATCTGGTCCAGGACTTACTAATAGTATTACACCAATGCTAGATGCACAAAATGATAGTACACCATTAATAGTATTCTCAGGTAATGTTCCTCTCAAATCAATCGGAACCCAGGCTTTTCAGGAATGCCCCGCAACAGAAATGACAAAGCCATTTACGAAATGGAGTATAGTTGCTGATAATGTAAATAATTTACCAAAAATAATAAGAAAAGCTTGGAAAATTGCGACTTCTGGAAAACCTGGTTGTGTTCATATTGATCTTCCTAAATGTGTATCAACAGGAATTTATATATCTAATGTTCTTGATGAAGATGAAGATAGATATGTAGAAGGAAACACATCCAATATTATTGATAAAGATCTTATTGATTGGAATCAAATCGCAAATATGGAAAAACTTGGTAATTTAATTAATAAATCTAAAAAACCTATAATTATATTAGGTAAAGGAGCTAATAAATATCCTGATTATATACATAATTTTGTATTATCTTCAAATATACCTGTAACTACTACAATCCATGCTGTGGGATTATTTCCCGAAAACAGTAATCTATCACTTAAATGGTTAGGAATGCATGGCTCTCCTACTGCTAATTTTGCTGTATCTGAAGCTGATTTAATTATAAATATTGGTTCTAGATTTGATGATAGAACTACTGGAAATACTGAAAATTATGCTCCTAATGCTTATAAAGCTTATAAAAATAATACTGGTGGAATTATTCATGTTAATATTGAAAATAGTGAAATTAACAAAAATATCAAAAGTCACTATAACTATAATATGGATACAAAAATATTTTTAAAAAATATTGCTAAATTTATTAGATACAAAAATAGAGAGCCATGGATGGAACAAATTTATAATTGGCAAACAAAATATCCTTTTCAATTTCATGAACCTGACAATAATAAGCTTAATACACAAATGGTTATAAAAAAAATAGGAGAATATCTACCTGAAAATGAAGATTGGAAAATTACTACTGGAGTTGGTAATCACCAAATGTGGGCTGCTCAATTTATTGACTATTATAAACCGGAGTCTTTAATTACATCTGGAAGTTTAGGAGTAATGGGTGCTGGTATTGGTTATGCTATAGGAACACAATTAGCAAACCCACTAAGTAAAGTAATTTTAATAGATGGAGATGGTTCATTTAATATGACATTACCTGAACTACATACTATAATGAAATATAATTTACCTATTAAAATTGCTTTAATGAATGATAATAATATGTCTATGGTTAGAACTTGGGAAAAATTATTCTTTGAAGAAAGATATGTTGCCACTGATTTAAGTCATAATCCTGATTATATTAAATTAGCAAAATCGTATGGAATGACTGCTATTAAATGTGATAGTAAAAATAATTTAAAAGAAACTGTGGAAAATTTTATCAGTTATAATGGACCTATATTATGTGAATTTAAAACATTATCTGAAATGTGTTATCCTCTTGTAGCTCCCGGTAAAGCATTAAATGACATGATTCTATTTCAAGATAATAGTTCTATAAATAATATAGATAAATCTGAAATTCCATCCTAGTAAAATTTATATATATATAAATATATATTATTATGTATAACTTTATCAAACACCCTGTTAATAAAAAAATATATAACTTAAAATCAAAAATTGGAAAAAAATTAGTAAAAAATTATATTTTTTTCTTAAATGGAGGTTCTATAAGTGAAAATTTAACTTATACTAACATAGTTAATTTATCACATAATCCCTTATCTCTAAATTATATTTCAGAGGATCTATTAGTGATCTTACTTAATTCTCAAAATAATTTTATTTTTTGGAGTGATGAAATTTCGGATAAATATTTAGAAGATAAGAATCATAACAGATTTATATTAATAAATTCTAAATATAAATCTTTTAAAGATATTTTAAAAAGAAAAAATATTCACTATTATGATCCAGCTTATCCAAATTCATGGAAATTTAGCTCTATTATAAATAATAGTAATATTCTAGATTATTCAAATTATGTTTTAATACCACAATTAAACTATTTTTATAAATTTATATTTGAAAAAGGATGTTTATATAATTCTCAAATATTACAAAATAAAGATTTTCAACGTATATTAAAAATAGCCACTGTTTTTAAAATGTTAATTGATTATTCAGAAACTATTTTAGAATTTGACAATACAGATAATGTAAAAGTAAAAGCAACTAATTTAGTTACAGAATTATCAATTTTATTAGGAGGTATAGTTGAACATGATCCTAAACATAAAATTATATTGGATGCACAAAGACTTCCTGAAGTAAATGAAGATCAATCATTTAATTTTAATATTATAGAATTAAATTATATACGTTCTAAAATTATAGTACCACCCTTTCTATATTTAACTATAGTCAATATATTAAATAATGAAACTAATATCAATATTAATCAAAATTTAAATGAAAATTTATTTGAATTTTTGATAAAATTATTAAATACTGATCAAAAAAAATATATAAAATTTGTTGATGTTAATTATTATCTTAGTTTAATTGAAGATTTATTTTTTCTAGAAAAAAAACACGAATGTCCACTTGCTGAATATGCTAAAAATATTATAGAAGATTTTATAAGCAATACTCTAATATTTTCATTACCACCAAATCAAGAAAAAAATTTTCAAAATATTAATTTCAAAATGTTAACTGGTCTAATCATATCAATCGAAGTAGATGTTAATTCCTATATAGGAATTATAAAGAAAGAGATTAAAGATGTAATATTAGAGAAAAATGATTTTGATGTATCCGAAGTAAGTGAATTAATATATTCTAGATCAAAATTGAAAAATTATAAAACATTAAGTGAATATGGTATTACTGAAAATACAACATTAAATATATATTGTTTAAAAAAAAAATAGTTATATAAAGATTAATTATTTTTTTTATTAATTAGTAAAATGATTAATAATAATAATATAAAATATAAATTTTATAATTTATATCCTATTTGGAAATATTTAGATATTTTTATGTTTCTAAGTATATTACTTTTATTTATATGCTATTTTTGTGCTTTATTTTTGGGTCATATCGGATCATTTTGCGATATATCAGATTTAGGTATTAATATGCCAGAAAGAGTTTTATTTAGATTTGATTTATCAATAATGGGATCTATATTAATGTTGATATCATTACCAATTCATGATGTTATTTCTATAGATATTTATAAATATAAAATATTAAAAAAAAAAAAAAAAAAATTTTTATCTAATATTGCTTATAAATCACAAATTATATCTGGTATAGGTATTATATTTATAGGAGCATGTAATCCTAAAGAATCTTTAACATTTCATTTATTCGCTGCTATTTGCGCATTTGGAGGTTCTTTTATAACACAATTCATTTATAACATTTTACTTTATTATCAAGATAATAGAAAATTATATATGATAAGATGCATTATTACTAGTTTATTTTTTATATGTTTTATATTATTTATATTAGGAGAAATAGATATAATACCTGAACCTTTTGAACATATATTAGAATGGATTTTAATGTTTAATTTGGTATTATGGTATTCATTGTTTAGATATGATTTTAATAAATTTTATATAACTCTAACAACAGCATAATAATATATAGATAATTTATTATTAAATAATAATAATTTGTCTAAAAGATGAAATAAAATTTTTGTTTAATTATTAGGTATACTTATCTAACCATTCTTTCATCAACCCTACATTTGGAGTACCAAGACCATATACCGGGTCATATCCAACACTTGCTAAATATCCAAAATCTGATCCACCATCTTTTCTTATATCACAACATGTTTCTTCTGTACACCAATTAAATCCGTCAATAATATCATTAAATATTTTTGGATTATCTTCTGCCATCCTATATAATATAGGATTTAAAAATCCTAATGAATTTTTACTTCTTGACATTTGATGAGAGTTTAATAATGCTATTATAGAAGCAAAAACTGGTGCGGAACAACTTGTTCCATCTACCGGTATTAATTCTCCATTATTAATCACTGGACAATAATGACCTATTACTGATATGTCGGGAAACGCTCTTCCATTTTTATTAAAATTTATAGGCAATGATATATTAGATTTTAGGTAATTGGATACTACTTTATTTTGCCATTTAGCTTGATCAGTTCTATTAGATAACTTTGAGAATCCTCCTCCTGACGTCCAACCTACCTTGTCAAATGATGTAACTTTTTCTATATTTCCTGTAGCACAACTATAATCTTTACATAATTTACTTTTCCATTTAATTATTTTTGAACTATCTTTAAAATAAGTTGCTCCAACACTTGTAATATAAGGTGAAGAACCAGGAAAAGCCGCATTAACTGTTCTATCATTATTTAAACAAAATTCATTTGTTCTACCTGGAGCTCCAGCATCTCCGCTAGAAACTAAAATTGACATTCCTCTTAAACCCAATTTCATATATTCTATATTCACTCTATCAACATATTGTTTTGATGATTCGTTTGAACATCTTGATACTGAACATTGTTCATCCTCAGCCCATCCCCAACTCATTGAAATTACATCTGGTATATTTCTTGAATAAAATAATTCCACAGCCATACTATATAACCAATTATTTTCAGTCCAAAACCATAAATCCGCGTTAGGAACTAATATAGCCATCATTTGAATATCTAGTTGACTTTCTATATTTGTTCCTGTATTTCTACCAATAATTTTATCAACTGTATTATTTTCGACATTATTAAAATTTTCTGCTAAATATAAATCCTTTTCATTGAATCCTCCATTTTCTTGATATTCTATAGAACCAATTGTTGGATTTTCATAAATATCATTCTTGTAAGTAATATTATATATTCTATTAATTACTTCCTTCCCTGAATATCTACTATCAACATTTTCTCCTATTATTTTTTTTTTATTATAAATTACATTTATTTTAGGATAATTTTTATTAACTAATCCTTCTATAAAATCAATTATATGTACAAAATTATTAGGAATTTTATAATCTTTCTTGTTTACATAAATTTTTTTCTTATCTATAATATATTCTTTAATATCTGTATTTAATACATTATTAATATTAGTCAAATTTCCTTTACAATGTAATACATCTCCATAATTTTTTATTACGATAATATTATTATTATTTAACCATTTTATCACATTATATACATCTGAATAATTTGGTGAAATAATCTTTTGTATTTCTAATGTCGTATAATATTTAGAATAATTTAAAGAATTAGGATCAGATACTGAATAAAATTGCTTTTTTAAAATATCTAAATTATTTTGTTTTAATGCTATATAAAAATCTTTTTCTAGATAATTATTATATGAATTAATTATATTTAATAAATTTAGTAATAAGAATATATTTATTTTAATGTTCATTTAACAATAAACAATTAGTAAAGTTTAAGTATTTATATTTTTTTTCTTATACTAAGTATGATTTAAAAGATAATTAACTATATATATATATATAAGTATAAATATGTCTAAAATAAATCAAAGTATAACACTAACAATTGATTCTCATGACATAAATTCTAGTGAATTTAAAGGAATTATTAATCATTTAATTCTAAATTTTAAAATAATACAAAATATTAATATAGCTGATAAAATTTCTATTCATGATAATAATATATATATAGATGAAGGTACATCAATCTTACAAGGTGCTTATAGGTGGTGGTATTCTAGTAATAGAGAAAATACAATTTCAGAATTAACCAGAATATTAGATAAATTTAATAATTATTTATTATATTTAAATAATAGTAAAAGAGATATAAATAAAACTAGAAATATTACAGTAGCTAATCAAAAGAAAATAGAACTAATTAACTTTTATATAAATTCTTTAAAAAATGAAATACCTGATTTAATTAAAGGATTAGAAAATTTAAAAGAAACATATATTGAAGATGAAACTCTAGTAAAAAAGATAAATATACTTATTAAAGGATTTAATTCTCAATTAGATATGACTTAATCTTAAAACTTGATTTACAATCTAAATCACAAAAATTCAGCATTTTGTCCTTAGAATTTATAATTTTATTACAATTTAAACAATTTGATTTAAATGATTTTATCTTATAATTAATACAATCGTCATCACTAATTATTTGAAAATTACTATTATTATTTGATTTAAAATCTATATTATTATAGCTATAAGATTTTTTAATTTTATTTTTTATTGAATTAATCATAAATAATATATTAATACTATATATAATATAATATATAATATGAATAATTTAAATATTATAGAAAATGCGAACAAAAAATTTATTTTGTTATTTACACTTATTTTAGCAATGTTTAGTGGATGGTCACCACAATTATTACCAGGCCATATGATAAAACATTTTGATAAAAATCGTCTTTCTCAATTAATAGTTTTATTTGGATTAATCTTTTTTACACTTAATCTATTAGAAAATGATGATGAAACAACTCCAGTCTTATCTAAATTAAAAAGTGCACTTATATTATTTTTAGGATATTTAATTATAACTAAGCAAAGTAGTCAATCATTTATATTGACTGTTGTATTATTTTGTATTCTCAATATTATATCACAAATAATTAAATCTAAAAAAAATAACAATATTATTGATGAGGAAAGTAATAATACAAGTGAATCACAAAAAAATAATATAGAAATATTAGAAAGACTTAATAATCTAGTTGTATTTGTAACATTAACAGTAATAATTATAGGTTTCAGTCAATATTTTATTAAACAATATAATGATCATAGAAAAGCTAGTGCCAATATATTTATATTTTTGTTTAAATTCTTATTTGAAGGAAGTGCTGATCAACAATTAGCAATGGGAAAAACTATATTTTAGATAATATATAAATTTTTTTTTTCATTCGTATTATACAAAAAAAAAATTTATATTTTTTATGTTTATTATATATTATATATATGAACTTTTCTAATGGAAATTTAATTATAGTTTTATTAGTAATACTAATCTTATATTTTATACATATTTTATTTAATTATTATTACAAAAACGATTTTAAAGAAGGTTTCTCATTTAAATTTAAAAAACTTTTGCAAGGTATACGAGATACTCCACATTCTGGAAGTAGTGAGTTTACAGGAATGGATCAATATTATTTAGGACTAAATAGCTATTTATATGATTCTGATTTAGAAGGAATAGATCATGATGGTAATATAGACTATGATACTCCAAATCCTAACTCACCCCCTGAATCTCATCCATATATTATAGGAGCATGGAGTAGCATATTACATCAAAATTATGTTACTGTCGATAGATTCGGACAGTTGACAGCACACTTACTCGGAGAATATACTAAAGACCCCTCATCATATTGTTCCGATCCTCAGAATGGCTGTAAATTAGAAAAGGCTCGACATCAATTAGACAGTGTATCTGAATATGCTAGAAAATTAAGTGAAGTAAAATATAGAAAAATACCGTTTCAATATGGTACATGTCCAGATGAATTTAAAGTACAAACGGGTATTTTATATCCAGATGTTGATTCTGATGTAGTCGACTGTAATAGAGAACAAGCTATAGAAATATTTAATGCTAATTCAAAAAAACATAAATATATCGGTTTTCATATAGAAAATAATAATAAAATGTCTTTAATAAAAAGTACGGCTTACAAGATAGTAGATGACTCATATGAAAACTATTATAGTTATATAAGAAATGGTGGGTTACAATTTACTATTAGTTATTGGATTAAAATAAATGTTGACGGTATAAAGGAAGATAAAAATATTATCAAAGTATTACCTAAGGACCAGGAAGATGATCATTATTTTCCTTATATTTATGTAGAACAAGGCACTACGTTAATTCATTTTAAAATTACAACTGGATGGCCTGGAGAAACACCTATATTATTTGATAGTACAATAAGGGCCGGAACTATAAGCAATCAAAAATGGCATCATGTAGCTCACGTATTATATGGAAGAAATATAAGGCATTATATTGATGGTAAATTTGAAAATTATGATGATCTTAGGTATCCTGTATTTACAGACAAACTTCCCAATAATCTTGTAGATTTAATTGTAGCACCACAAAATATCAATTTAACTGAAATAGCACAACTTAAAGTACTTTCTCTTGCCGCACCTTTAGAAACTATACTTCAGCACACACTGAAATTTCCTTATCCTGCTAGCCATGAAATAAATCCGAATGGAAATACTCATTTATTAAATTATACTAACTATTGTCAACAAGATTCAATGGGAGCTGACGGTCATTTACATGGACATCCATTATTTTGTAAAGCGTCTAGACAGCTACAACGACCTGAAAATACAATGGCAGCAGGCCTTGTTATGTCAGGCGCACGAAGACATTATTATTATGATGATAATGAGGAAAAATCATCACTTGGAACACAAACTTTAAATGAAAATTGTCAAAAAGAAGAATTTGCTAATTTTACCAATTACATTCATAAAAGTGATAAGTTTATTGAAAATTTTGCTAATTGTAAAGCTACTGATGGTATTGTTAGCAGTCAAGCTGGTGGTGACTATTTTTCTTATAGAAATTTAGATTTAAATAATTCAGGCAATGGTACATTTCCTCCAAAAAATGATCCTGGAGGGATTTATAATCATCGATATACAGGTGGTATACATTTTGAAAAAATAAAAGCAGCAGTGGATTCTGGATACAGACAACCTATAGTAGTAATTATACCTTCTGGAAGAGTATATTTAAGCGGATCAGCTTATATTAATCATGATCCACCAGGTAACAGTGGTACTCGTAATTTTAATTATATTTATAATCCAGACAACGATGATGATTCACTTAATATTAATACAGGTAAAATAGATATCAAAATAGCTAGACCATATGAAGGTACATTATTATTAGCTCATTTACCCCAAGATAAAAACGGATTAAAATTTAGACCGGATCAACAATTAACTTTTCATGTAGGACAAAAACAAGGATATAAAGTTACAATTTATCCCGATGGTCGAATAATGGTGAATCGTCGCATTACTGAACAATACTTTCATTTTGATGGTATTAGCTATTTACCTACTTTTCACAGTATTAATGATGATTCAACAAAAGCACTTAATGATTTAGGATACAAGATGGATAGAAAATGTAGATATATTAGAATTAGGAACGGTTCCCAATCTGAATTTTTAAATTTTAGTAATATAGAAATATATCCTAGGGGAGAACTATTAACAAGGACAGAAGGTCTTGACAACGAAAATATCGCATTAGGTAAAACTTGCATACAAAGTAGTGTTTTTCAGAATGATTATGATAAATATGGTCCTCAAAATGTAGTTACTAAATTTGAGCATAAAAATCAATATAAAGGAGGAACACAAAAATGTGGAGGGTTATCTCCATATAGCCCAAAAAAGTATATTGATAAAAAATGGGAAAGTCCTGTAGGATCTTTTATGAAAACCGGATCAGATGGGAAACAACAAGCTTGGTGGGAAATAGATTTAGTTAATGAATATAAAATTCGTAAAGTAGTTATATATAATAGATTAAATCGCGGTGATCATGACGATGAAGAAAATAATTTACATAATTATTTGCCCCCGGAGGAAGGTAAAACAGATATCTACTATCCACATATGAAAAGTTTAGAAGGAGGTTCGATAGAATTAAAAGATAGATATGGTAATATAATATATAATGAAGAAATAAAAACAAATGGTGCACTGGATCCTCACCCTTATTGTAATGATTCAACTAAAGTAGTAAAAACAATTGGAGGACAGGATTGTAAATCATGGGATAATACTAGTTTGATTAAACCAGACGAAAAAAGCCAGGCAGATTATAAAATAAACAGGAAACACTTAATTGATAACACAAACACGGTAAAAGAGCAATTAGCGCTGGGCAAGGAAAATTTGCAAAAAACTAAGGAAGCCAACGAGTGGAATGCTCGTAAAAAGAAAGATGAGGAAGATCATAATAATAGAGAGAGAGAGAGAGAGAAGGAAAACCCCGACTTTAAGCCAGAACCGTTCCCCCCATGGGAGGAAAAGGTAATAGAGAGTAGCTGGGCTGCGCGTTCGATAACAAGTCTCAGGGGAAGCATTTCAGAGAAAAATTACCAAACATGGGATGGAGGAACTTCTTACACACAATCAAACTCAAACGTTAAGGTAAATCCACTTAATAGTGCTACTGCGGACGACCCAGAGTTCTTTAATACTTACTTACAGCACTATAGTGGTGAATTCGGACCGGAGTCTTTACCAAGTGAATCTCCAGCAAGCTTACAAAAAAATTTTGAAAATATTATTTGGGCAAAAAATTCAAAATTACACCCTGAGATACCTGATGGTGGTTATAAACAAAATTATGCAAGATATATTCCATTTGAAGATCCAAGGAATCATGCAGGAAATAACCTTGACTCTGGAACTCATTTAATACAGCATTCAAATGGGGGAGATGGAACCAGACAAAGAATATGGTGTTATTGGGGAAAAGGTCAGCATGTGCTCGGCAACAATAAGAATGAAGCCAGGCCGAAAATGGCTTTGGGGGCAGGACAAGAATATGGAGAAGAAGTACATGATATAAAAAAAGGATATTGGAATCGTATATATACTATAGATTTTGGTGCTGATACTCAAAACGCGGATCCACAGCCCACCGGATGGCAGGATTTAGAGCCTAAAAGAGCCACTTCTTTATTTGATCACAACAAATTAAGAGTTGCTCATGTTCAAAAAATTAATAACTCAGTCTATTTATCAGGATATGTTCAATTTCGTGATCCAGCATCAGTCTATAATAAAGATGTTTACGATAATGAAGTGATAATAGAAACTCCTAGAAATGACAATTCACAAGTTAAATCAGTATTAAGTAAAGAAGACGAAGGTACTAAATTTCCAATTAATTCTGTAATAGCTAAATTACCGAAAGAGTATTGGCCTTCACATACTATATCTTGTAATGTAACAAATCAAACTGATTTTGCGAGAATTGAAGTTACACATAAAGGGCAAATTAAAATAAAAGCTGCGTCGGCTTTACTTTGGCAACACCAATCAAAACCCTGGGGTGATCCTGATGGAACTTTAGCAGAATCTTTAGGTGAGGGAGGAGTAGGACCTTGTACCCCTAAATATGATGGCCATCCTCAAGCTTCAGGTAGAACAATGAATATGGTTTCATTAGATGGTGTAAGATTTCCTTTAACTGGATCACCAGGAGAACAGGAACTTACTTCACTCGATAGTAGTAAGTGGCAAGCTTTAGGTGATTATTTAGGTACGAAAGGATCGCTAAATAATCCAAATCTTATGGATGGTAGTATATTTACATTAGCAAATTATAAAGCTAAACCTAGTGCTGGTCTTATGGGAATGTATTTTGGTAATTTACGAAAATTTAGAATTAGAGGAAGTTTAACTATAGCATTTTATATTCAGGTATTAATAGATACGGATGAAACAATGACAATATTACATAAGAATGAGTATAATGAAGGAGTCGTATATTATAAAAGCGGTAAAATAGAGTATAAATGTGGTAAATGTTTAGATAGTAGCATATGTGAAAATATATATTCTGTAAAGTCAGATAATAAGTCTATTAAACAATCTGATGGTAGACGTTTTGTTACAATTGTGAGAAACATAAATGATTTATCTCTAAGTATCTATATTGATGGTACTATAGTGGGAACGAGTAAGGGAGATAAATTATACAGTGTTAGTCAAGATGAACTGAGTATAGGAGCCTCTAAAGGAAAGGGTCAAGCTTTACAGGGTATTAAAATTACAAATCTTAATATTTTTAATAGAGCATTAAATAATGATGATATACAGGCTTTAACGAAATCATTTGGATTAATAGGAAGAAATTATGGTAGTCCTAAAGTTTCAAAAATAATAGATGAACGACCCAAAACTATTACCCAACATCAAAGATTTACAATAGATATGGCAAGAGTAAATAATAATAATTTTAATCCAATTGATAATTATAAAAGAGTGAATATTGTAAAATTAAGTGGAATATTTAAATGGGTAGGAAAAGAGCCAGATAATCGTCCTGAAAAAGGATCAGATATTTGTAGATTACCAGAAGAATACAGACCAAATGCTACTCTTACATTTACAGTAAATGGTGGAGATAAAGGAATTTTAATAAGGATATTCGATAGTGGTATTATAAGATATATTGGGTATGAAATGGACGTAAAGGTTTTTGAAGATGATATTCCCCCAGACGAAAATTTTACAAAAGTTATATCATTGGATGGAATAGAATTTTTAACAACCAAATATAATTAATAAATTATTTTAAAAATTAATTTATATATTATATATTATATGATGTTTACAGATTATAAAATCTTATTATTAATTTTAATTTTATGTGGAATTTTTTTATGTTTAATAATAAAATATAAAAAAAAAGACAGTAAAGAATTTTTTAGTGATATACATAGTTCAACTGATTGGGGAGAAATTATATCAAAAGAAACTGATTATAATGTTTACGATTCTGGTTTTGGTTCTCCTCGTGGTAGTTATGTTAAAGACGGATATGGTAGAGCTATGCGTGGTTTTACACACGAACCATCATTAGAATCAATTGAAGATAAAGCATTCGGAGAAAATATTAGCAATAATAATAAAATGTATGCTTCACAAGAAGAAATATATAATTCTACACGTAAAACAATGTTACCATTAATACCATATATAATAAAATTAGATAATAATGTGCCACATATACCTGATTATCCAAAGAAACCAGGAGAATTAATTTTACCTATAGGATATAAACCTTCAAAGAGTTTTAGAACTTATTTTAATTATAAATGGCCACAGGAATCGTGGCCAAAATGGTATGAAGATTTAGGCTCAGATAGTGATAAAACCGAAAATCCTATTTCTACAGGCCCTATAAGAAAACAATTTTTAAATAGGACTGAGGCCAAAGAATTATGTTTAAATGATATAAGGTGTGGTTCTATAACAGTAGCTTCTAATTCTAATACAGAAGATATAGGAGAAGTAGAAATACATGGTAATAAACCCGGTTTTCAAAATGAACTACAACCTAATAATAATAAAATGGATACACTAATAAAAACATATTATTATAGTTTTTCAATTGTATTTTGGATAAAGGTATTATTGCAAGACCCTGATAAGCCAGGTCATGCAGGTATTTTTTATAATGGAATAGAAGAAGGTGCTAAAGAAGCTAGTGGTAATGATTATCAACCTAATATTCTTGCTTCTCCACATGTATCTGTGTATATTAGTGATAATCCTATAATAAGATTTGAATACGTTACTACTGGGGAGTGGAAGAATAGGGATGTGCCTTATTTCGAAAAAATGGAATTTGCGGTGGATTATCCAAGCGAATGGAATTTAGTAGCAATTGTAGTTGATGAAAATATTATACGAGGATATATGAATGGGGTAGAGAAAATGAGTCAACCAATTCATATGGATGATGAAATCCTAGAACATCATGATTACTATAAATACTTTGTATTTCCATTATACCAATCAATATATATAGGTTCTAATCCTAAACATAAGAATTTTCCTGGTAATAACTCATATATAATATCAAAATTTTTATGGTTTCCAAATGCATTAAGAGATATGCAGATAATACAGTTAAAACAAGATACATATCCAAATAAAACTTTAGATCCCAAAAATTCTGTTAATCTTATGGCACGAGCTATTCCAGCTACAATTAAATTTAATTTTGAAGGTGAATTTGATAGTTCATGTGTAGATACATTATATCAATCTGATTTGTCTGGTATGAAAAGCTCAGTTGATGGATATGAATGGGGTGATGCTGCAATAGAAACTTCTAATTATTATGAAAATACGAATGATATTAAGATTTATCATCCAGATAATGAAGAAGGTCAAAACACAAATATAGTATTTATAGACGGATATATACGATGTAATAGTAGTTTTGATACAAGAAGTATCCCTCCTCCGGCGTTCTCACAGCCTATACGTCAAGTAAATAGTATATATAAGGTAGGATGTATACCTAATTCTTTTAGTCCAAGACAGACTAAAATTATTATGGTAGCTTTTAAAGGTGGTTATGGTAATATTTGTATTACAGATGATGGAGAATTATTTTTTATACCTTCAAATGGAATTAGATACATAGCAAATACACCTATAAGTTTATGTAATGTTAGATATGTGATAGATAATACAAAGAGTAGCCTATTAGGAACTTTACAATTTATGTCTGGAAATGCTGAGTCAAAGGCTGAAATTGTACAAAAAGCTATTTATCCGAACGACCTTGATAATCCAGGTATTACTTCTAATAATGTATTGACAAAAGATGGGGCACAATTAACTACAAAGAAAGATGATAATATAGTTAATTTACCTGGTGAGGTACAATCAGATGGTATTTCATATTTAATAAACCCTAGTCCAACAAAAAAAGTAAGATTGTTAAGTGGATACAGGAGTACTTCCGATACAACAGTTTTAATAGGAGCTGCAAAAAATGTTCGAAAGATTACAGGTAGTGTAATTATATCTAAAGAAGATAGTCCACTAACACAATTTAAAGATACAAGTGGAATGATAGGACGTTACAAGAAAGATGAAGATGATACGTTTTTAAGAAACCAAGAAGATATATCAGGATGTAAATTATTAGAAGACGATAATACAGGATGCGTATCTTGTGCTAGTAGAGCATTCGATAAAGGTCATATTTATTACGGTGTAACAGATGCAAAAAAATGTTACACAGGTAATTCTTATAATGAATCAGTAAAAAGTGATTGTAAATTGACAGAAGATAATAATTGTGGTATGTCAGATAAAAATATTACAATGTACAGTTCTCAATTAAATAGAGAAAAAATTGGTCAATTGCAATTAGGAGATACTCCAAAAGTAGATATAGAATTTTTATGTGCAGCAGAAACTGGTACAGCCAGAGTTTTAATTGAAGCAAGTACAGGATATATATATTTACTAGGAGTAGACAATGGACCTCGTGTAGAAAATGTTATAAGTTTAGATACAATAGTATATCAAATTAATAAAATAACATAAATTTATTTTCTTAATATATAAATATGAATAATCTTAATTCGATTATAGCAATAGCATCACATAAACGTCCTGAAATATTACAATCTAAAACTTTAAATCTTCTAAAAAAACATAAAATATCTATGAAAAAAGTATATATATTTGTATCTCCTGAATCATATAAAGATTATATACCTATAAAAAATAAATGGAATTTTAATTTAATAGGAGGTGACAATAGTACCATACTAAAAACTAGAAATAATATAATTAAATATTTCAATGAAGGTGAAAATATTATAGAAATGGATGATGATGTAGAAGATATAGAAGTAACTGTTAAAGGAAAGAAAAATAGATCTGTTAAGAATTTAAAAGGATTATTTAACGAATCATTTGATATGATTCATTCAGGAGGACTTTTTGGATTTAATGCTAATACTAATAATTTTTTTGCAAGCGGTAATGATAAATATGGCTTGTATTCTATTATAAATTCGTGTTTAGGATATAAAAATGATAAAAGAATAAAATTAACAGTATCTGAAAAAGAAGATTTTGAAAGATGTATTAAATTTTATGAATTAAATTTACCTATATTAAAAAGAACAGGATATGGTATAAAAACAAATTATTGGAAAAATAAAGGAGGAATTCAAGGACATTATGATTTTAAAAAAAGAATTGAAGTACAAAAAAAAAGTGCTGAACAATTATTACAAAAATATCCATGGGCTGCAAGAAAACAAGTGAGAAATAATGGTATTGTAGACTTAAGATTTAACAAAGATCCATTAAAAAAATATAAAAATTTATAAATATAAATTAATACTTAAAGATAATATATATTAGAAATAATAATAAAAAAATTCTATATGCCTTTATAGCTCAGTAGGTAGAGCGTACGCTTAGTAAGCGTAAGGTCTCAGGTTCAAACCCTGATGAAGGCTTAAATATTTTTAATAGTTTAGATAAAAAATAAAATAGAAATTTTATTAAATAATTTATATTTTATTTTAGTAATTCTAAAAGAATTTAATACTAATTTACTTTACTCTACATTAATTTATTTAAATTTTTCTAGCTGAAACATTTTTCTTTATTACTTTCTCTTTTTTCGGAGGAGGGGGAGGAGCTTCCTCTTCTTCTTCCTCGTCTTCATCTGAATCTTCTAAATGAGTTTTTACTACATTTTTAAGAGATTGTTCATTTACTGCTGTGTCTAATTCATCATCTTCTTCATCATCAGAATCCTCTATCATCTGAACGGCCGATGGATTCGGTCGCTGACTCTGTTTCACACTATCTTCCTCATCATCACTATCTTCAATAAAGGCATACGATGACATTCCTTCAGAAGTGGAATAAAGCTTAAGTTGTTGAATACTCCATTTATAACCATATTTACCTCCATTAAATGTTACTCTATCACATTTACAAATAGCTACCATTTCACATCGACCAGATGCTACTTTCAAGAGTTCATCAATAGAAGATATAGGAGTATCTTTTCCATTTAGAAAAGCTTTAAATCCCATTCCATCTTCATATACAGGAAGATTTAATTTAAGACGAGGTGCGTATTTTTTATTAATTTGTTTAGTTGTTTTATCACGAGACCATTTAATACCTGATCTAAGAAGTGCTTGACATACTGCTTCACTTGCGTCCGGATTATCTACCCAAGTAAATGCGTTTTTATGTGCATGTTTAACTAAGGAATTTTCCATAAGTGTAATCATGTCGTAAAGTTCTTTCATTTTTGGTTGTGCAGGTTGATTTGTTTCTGGATCATTTTCATAGCCTTTAAATGATACATCTGCTGAATAGGCTTTTTTAATAACAGTTCCATTTTTATCTGTTTCTTCATATACATTAATTCCAAAAGGACATACTACTTTTGGAGTTTGAACAAGTAACCAACTACTATTATGTAGTACTTTCGCATATTTTCCTCCATAATTATTTGCTAGTGGTCCATCAAAAGTTAATTTATCACTGGAAACATGTTTTGCAAGAATGATTGAGTTTTTGTTTGCCATATTTTTTTTGTAGTTGTAATTAATAATCATCATTTATTTTTAAATAATTATCAGATCAAATTTTTTTATAAATACATATAATACTATATATAAAGAAGATAAAACACCTTATATAACATTCAAAACTATTATTTAATATAAATAATTATATTATATTATAAGTAAAAATAATACTATTATACTGTATTTTATGTAGAAAATAGAGAGATGATAGCTTATTTAAATTTCTATAAAGATAAAATGATTTAAATTGTTTGTGAAATATACTTATTTTTAAGTAGAGCATTATTTTTTTTTTTATTTTGTCTAATAATTTATTTATTTTTAAAATTTGATTATAAATATATAAAATTATTTTAATATTAAATATTATGTCTATTGTTAACAATCCTAATACAGAAGTATTAGTTAATGGATCAAATTATTGTCTAGCAAGATTAACAAGTGATCCAACAAAACAATGTAAAAATAAAATACATTTTTCTAATATATTATTTTGTGGAATACATAGTAAAAAAGATAATGTTCAAAGAATAGATGAACCACTAGAATGTAATTATGTAGCTAAGAAATTATTTAATAAAAAAAAATATAGTAAATTATTATTATATAATGATTTAATAAAATCAAATTTTAATTATAACAATGTTAAAGGTTCTGATATTATTTATACTTTAAATTACTATAAACAAAATCATACGGAATATAAGCATACTAATTTTCAAAAATTAAATGAATTTCTTAGATTATTAGAATTATATAAACCCTATAATGATAAAATAATCATAATTCAAAAATGTATTCGTAATTATATGAATAAAATTGTAAATAATTTACGTGGTCCTGGTTTATTTAAAAGATATCTAATTAATAATGATACAGATTTTTTAACATTTGAAGAATGTATTAATATTCCAAATTCTGAATTTTTTTCGTATAAAGATATCGATAATTTCATATATGGGTTTAATATAAAATCTATAAAATATTTGATAGAAAATAATCAAAAAAATCCTTATAATAGAAATAATTTTACGATAGATTGTATAGAAAATTTAAATAAATTAATTGAAAAAGATGAAAAAATAGGTAAAGATTTATCTATTAAATTTAATTTACATGAAACACCATATAATAAAATGAAAAATAAATGTGTAAAAATTTTTCAAAGAATGGATGAACTAGAATTATATACTCAACCTAGATGGTTTTTAGATTTAAATATATTCAACTTAAAAAATTTATATATGGAAATAGAAGATATATGGAATTATAGAGCAATGCTAAATAATCAAATGAAATTAAATTATACCACTACAGGAAAAGCATTTTTATATAGTGTACAACAATTAAATAGATTAGATGATAAGTTAAAAATACAAAATATAATACTAAATGAATTTGAAAAATTTGCCTTTGAAGGTAAAACAAAAGATGACTGTATAACTTCATGTTATTGGATTTTAACAGGATTAACTATTGTATCTTTAGATGCCGCATCGGGATGTCCCGAATTAGTACTATCAAATGTTTTAAATTGATAAACTAAAAAATATATCTATATTAAGAATATATTCTTAATATAGATAAATATGACTTTATTAAAAATTTCACAAAATGCTTTATATCATTTAAAGAATATTCATAAAACTTACAATAAAAAATATATATTTTTTGGTATTAAATCAGGAGGTTGTAATGGTTTTGATTACATTTTAAAACCAACAAATAAAAAACCAGAAAAATATGATGAAATACATAATGAAGATAGTATAAAGATAATAATATGTAATAAATCATTATTATATTTATTAGGAACAGAAATAGATTATAAATCTGATATACTTGGTAGTAATTTTAAATTTACAAATCCTAATGCTAAATCAACATGTGGATGTGGTACTTCTTTCAATATTGATTAATTTTTATGCTGTACCTTTTATAAATTGAGGTGATAAATATTTTTGTAGATTGAAATATGTGTATCCTTTTTCAGAATCAGTTTTTCCATCTTTGCCTTTAGATGTAGTATCTAATTTACCTAAAATACTAGCTAATTTACTATCTGGAACAAAACGTCTTCTATTGGCAGGAACTTGTAATTTAGCTTCTTTGATATATTTTGTAACTCTTTTAGTTACTTCTGTTCGTGCCATTAAGGATCCATGAGCAACATCTAAAAAGTCACATAATACATTAGATATTTGAGTGGGTTTAGCAAATCCACTTGGTGCCCTCTTAGGCTTATTTCCATCAACAAATTTTTTCCTATTTTTAGTTGAAGCTTTTTTTAAATCTTTACATTCTTTAGCATATGATTTAAAAACTCTTTTTAAATTTGTAGTCATTTTTTTTTGTTGTTTTTGAAGATTTTCACTATGATCAATTAATTCATTAAACAGAGATTGAACAGTAGATCCTCCTGTTGATACAACTTCAGAAGAATTAGATAGTTTATCTGTAGACTCTTGAACAGTTTCTTTACTAATATTCTTTACTTCTAAAGGAGTTTTTTCTTTTTCTTTCTTAATACTTTTTGTATTCTTTTTTATTGTTTCTTCTTTAACTTTATTAACTTCATTCTTAGTTTTAGAAGATTCTAACTTTAATTTAGTATTTTCTTCCTTAACGGGTACTGTTGTAGTATTAGATGTAGATTTCACTTTTTTTGCCATTATATATTACTCTTTGTTTTTTTTATTTAAAATTTTACGCGGTTATAAGTATTAATAATACCTTAACTTTAAGTAAAAAATATTAAAATAGAATTTTAACTTGCTTTAAATACTAAATTAATATTTTTAAATATTTATTATTAAATATTATTTAATAGTTTTAACTTACTAAAATAAGTACTTTTTGAACAATTTATTTTAAAATCTTTTTTTATACTATTTAAATTAAACATTTTATTTATTCTATGAATATATATTTTTTCTTCAATTGTAGAGTTTATCTTCATAAATTTTTTCAAATTTGAAATACTTTCTTTTTTATTTTGATTAATAATTGAAATATCGTAATTATTTATTGTAATATCTTTCAAATTATATATATTTCTAGAAGTAGAAAAATCATAATCTTTAGGAAATTTAATTAAATTAGATTTATTAAATATTTCTTCTATACTTTTATATTTCATAATAAGTTTATATGCTAATTTATAATCCATATCTCTTAACCTATTAACATAATCATTTCCACATAATATGCATAAATCTATAAATTCTGAATAACTTAATTTTAATTCTGATAATAAACAGTTTAAATCATATTCTATAATATAGTCTAATCTATTTGAAAATTTTCTTAATGTTATATTAGATCCACATGCTATCGTATCCATATCTTCTGATAAAACTAAATCTACAATATTATTTTTTATTAATGCTGAACAATATTGCTCTGCTTCACATGGTGCAAATATGTAACATATACCCATCAAATCAAATAATGTCGTAATTTTATTAATTACTTCTTTCGTTATAAATACTAATTTATTATTTAAACTTTCTATTTCAATATTTATCTCTTTTTTTATTTTTACCTTCTCTTCCTCTGTTAAATTATTATCTATATCTAGTAATTCTATTTTTTTTTGAAATTTTAATATTTTATCTTTTATTTTATTTTTATTAAATTTACGATTTAAAATTGTAGCTTCTTTTTCTTTGGGTGGCTTTCCATCAAAAATATATATAGGAATTATTCCATGTTTTTTTAATTTATTTACTTGAAAAAATATTCCATTTATGCTATTACTATTACCATATAAATATTTATAAATATATACATTCGCATCTATTGCTACTTTTTTTTTATCATAATCCGATAAATGTCTATAATTAACAGACTTATTACTATATTGTAATATTAATGTATTAAGATTTTTAATACCCATAAATTATATTATAGTATATAATATGTTTTATATATAAAAAAAATATTTATATCTATATATTTTATAGATATTTACATTCCTTAATTTATATTTAAAGAATCTTTTATCAAAATACTCCAGTCAAATTCATTAATTGTCATTCTTAAATTTTTTTTTAATTTATCTGTTATTTTATATTCTTTTAAAAAATCTATATTTAATAAATTATTTAATATAAAATTATATAGAATATTAACATCTATATTTTTTACAAACATAAATTCTTTAATAAAAGTATTATAATCCCAAATTATTCCTAGTTTACAAAAATAATACGCTGTCACTGATGTTTTTTCTATCCAATTTTTATTAGATATAAAACAACAATTATTACATAAAAAATTTTCATAATCTAATTTATAAAATTTTAATATTTTTGAACATTGTAATATAGTAAATTTTAATTCTTGTTTTATTAGATGATTTAAATTATAATCGGTTAATAGTGAGTCTATTATAACATTCGAAATTAATGCTATACTCTCTGTAAAACATTCTCCGAAATTTATTTTATTATCATTGGAAATATTAAAATTACATTTTAGTCTATTTTCTATTAAATTATCTATATTTATTACTGATTCATCTATTTCCAAAGCATGAATCATTTCATGTAATGTTAATTTTTCATATTCTTCTTTTCTAAAAATAGTTATTTCATTATTTCTTCCAAATGAAAATGATGTTAGTCCTGAATTAATCTCATTTGGACCTAAAAAATTAGTATTTTTGGGCATTTCTTTTTTCATTTCAGTAAAATAATAATTTAATTTGATATTAGCATTTTTTATATTATATAAAACAGCTGGGTATAATGCTTTTATTATCAATACTGCTAAATTAATATTATTGATATTACTGTTTTCATTAAATAAATTAAAAGTTAATTCTATTTTATCTAATTTTACTTTAAAAATAAAATTATATTTTAAATTTTTTATAATCGCTGATTCACAACTTACTGATAAAAATTTAGATATTATATCATATGAATAATTATTTACTATTCTATTTACTTCTGAATTTTTATTAATATTTAATAATTTAGTAAATAAATGCTGCAATTCGTTATTTTTGTTATTTATGAAATTTTCTATCTCATTATCTGTTAACTTATTTTTTTTTAGATTATCAATAAATTCCCTTATTTCTAAATCATTAACTTCTATTTCACTATCTAATAATAAATATTTTCTTAAATTTTTTATAGTAAAATTAGGTATATCTTTTTTACTTATATAGAATATTTTTACATTTTTTAATATATAATTTATAATCTCAATTGAATGTATTTGTAATTTATGTAAATCATCATTTCTTAATATCTCAAAACTTCTATTTAAATTTATTTTTAATTTATTAATTTCTTCAATTAAATCTTTATTTATATTCATTTATATAAACTAATTTTTTTTTTTGGATTTAAATAATATAAATTTGATTTATACATTATAACAACTCTATTATACTAGATAATGACAAACAATCTATATTCAGGGAA